TTTTTTATTTTTTTATTTTTTTTATTTAATTTAATTATACCACATTATTAACCCGGAGTAAAATTCTTCACACCTTCTAATTGGCCATGTGGTATAATCAAATTAAAAAAAAAGGAGAGGGGCGGGTGAAGCCCCTCTTCAAGTACTGGGTCTTACTAAGATTCTGACTTAACTGACTGAAATGCTGTTCCGCGATCCGTGATTGAGGTAGCAGAAACCATTCAGCACCAGCTAACAGCACCTGAATGCTGGGGCTAATGTAAGATTTTAGCCCATGGTCAAACTCTACTCTTCAAACCGTCTCGACGAACTAAATTGTGGTGGAGAACTGCAATGGAACGATGGACCTTAAGCCTCACCCCCTGGAAGTAATTATTATAACCCCCGCCAGGGGGGCTATTGGCTATTCGTCCTCGTCGTCCTCGAAGTCTGCTTCTTGCTCGTCCACGAGGTCGTCCTCATCCTCCTCATCTTCTTCCTCGGGCTCCGGCTCGGGCTCAGGCTTCTTCTTAGTAGTTTTCTTCTTAGTTTTCTTCGCAGCTTCTTTAGTCTTAACTGACCCCCGAGCTTCCTTCTCTTCCTGGTACTGGCTCCACGCCTCACGAATGAGCTTGAGTTCTTTACTCCCTTCCTCCCATTCGTACTTCGTCTTGGGACCGAACCCTTCGATGTTCGTCTCCGGAGCCTTCAGACCCAGAGACCTAACGAACATTCTCACCTTGTTAGGTGGGATCCCAAACTCCTCCGCCAAGTCCGTCACCCTAATAATCTGCTTCTCCGCCGCTTTCTTTTTAGCCAATGTCCTTCCTCCTTTAAAATGGTTATTACTTTAATTATATACCATCCTAACCAAAAAGTAAAATCTTCCCCACAACTTTTCTCAACCACAAGATACTACCCCATCTCATCCATCAACTGGTCGATGATGCGCCTCGCCTCAGCTCCGTCAAACTCTAACATAAGTACCTCGAACGCCTGCATCACGAAGGGATGCTTGGGAATTTCCTGGTCCAGTCTCCTGGTGATTTGGAAATATAGGTCCTCCCCGCCCATAGCTCGTCACTCACCTCTTTCCACAGAGAATGCGTACAAGATGAACACTACCGCTATCACAAACCAGACCAGTTGAAGGTCGCCGAGTACGCTANCCATTAGACGGACTCTTCCTCCTTATAATCGGCTTTTTCCGGTATTTAACCATCTCTACAGCTCCTCTCTCGGATGATCTTCCTGGAACTCGATGCTAATCCGCGTCCCGCAAACATGGCATCGCCAGTATTCCGCGGACTCGTTCGCGCTATAGTTCATCGCGCCACATTCGGGACATTCCCTTCTCACCATCACTCCTCGCCCCCTTCGGGTTTTCTTCCATCTCATTCCTTAAACTTGACTGCATTAGCCTTCCCGGTATATACTGCCCAAGCATCGCAAATTTTTTCCTTAAGACCGCGGTATTTATAATTTTCAGGCCTTGCTATAACCCACTCACCACTTACTTTTGCTTGACAACCTAATAAATTATCAACCCCATAAACAGCCATCACTCCCGCCCCCTCTTAGCATTATTTTTTATACCACGGAGTAAAATGCTCGATTTGCTCCAAAAGCCCTTCAGCGTTACCATCGAAGCACAATGCTCTGTCGTCTATCTGCACTATAGCAGGCGGTTTTTCCGCCGTTACCTCATCTACCAATATCTTGTTGCGAACCAGATAACCGAGAATTGCGTCAATGCCTCCTGCTTGATAACACCTTGTGGAAACCACTACAACGTTGTAACCGGCCTGTCTTATACGCTGGATTTCTTCTTTTATCCCTTCAACTGGCGGGTCTGGTATTTCCGTCGCTCCTTGCCACCCACTTGTGTAACTGTGGATGACGCCGTCGAAGTCAAAAATAACAGTGGGTTTATTCATCGCTTCCCACCTCCTCCTGTCTGTTCTCCTCAATTTCCACACTCCACACGTCTTCTTCTCCAACCTTTCTCCCCATATCCCCATGCGTCTTAATCCCGAACCACGGCTTTTCGATAACTGTAAAAACCGTCTCTCCGGTATCTAGAGCAACAGACTCACCCGTACCCGGCTCAAACATCCTAAACTTATCGCCAATCTTCAGAAGCTCAATTTGTGTCTGCACCCATTCATCGCCACGCCAGACTTCAACTCTTCTCATTTTTTCATTCATCGCTCCTCCCCCTCTCCATACTTCTTGTTCGTAGTAGTTTTCCTATTACTTTTCCTCTTGTTTTTCTTATTATTATTATTACCATTATTAGCCTCGGCCTCCGCCCTAACGCGTTCCTCGTGCTGGTAAGCCTCGAGAAGTTCGCCGACCAGGACGTGAAAGTCCTCGAGTGCCTCGACGGGTATAGCTACCCCTTTCTGCGTAGGCCTCTCTTCTTGTTGGTCGTTGACGAACCACTTCCTTACATCACCAAACCGCCGCCCGTTCTTTTCCACAAGCTTAACAACTACAAACGAGTTACGCCCCTGCTCTACCTCTCCGATCGTGATCTCCTTGTCCCAGAACCCACCGCCTTCTGCCATCATGCTCCCTCCCTCGCGTGATAGTCTACTAGCTGGACCCCATCCTCTCGGATGTGGAAGATCCAGGTGACACTGCCAGTACCTCCTACCCTACTCATGCGGTCCCTACTAAGGTCGCTTAGATGTAGGTCGACGTAGATCCCATCCTCCGGACCTAAGTCCATCACATCCCCCAGCTTTAAATGTTGTTCCAGCCGGTCGCACACCGTCCGTCGTAGGTCGTCGTCGTAGCTAGAGCGGTCAGCGAACTGAGCCCGGATCTGTGCGATGAGGTTGGTTAGTTCTACCATTATCTACCCTCCTCTCGTCGTTCCTCTCTCCGTTCAAATAACTCGATAGCACTGTGCACCATGTCCGCACCGTTGTTAGCTGCGTACTCAAACTCATCCATCATTAACTCGAAGACCTGCCTATCCAGCCTGCCCCGTGCCTCTACTAGTTCCTCTAACCTGTCCATCACAAGGATGAAGAGAAGCTGGTCCTCCTCGGAGACTGGATGTCTACCTATCATTTCTCCACCCCCCTTCTTTTTTTTATTTTTTTTATTTTTTATTTAATTTAATTATATCACATAATAATCCCAGAGTAAATAATATCACACCAGCCTGGTCGAGAGGAGCGTATGAGAGAAGGGTATAGGAGAGGGGTATAGGAGAAGTGAAATAGTTTACAAAGAGTTGTAGTTGTGGTATAATTAAATTAAATAAGGAAAATATTTATATAAGGAAGGTGAGTAGATTGTATTCTGTCAGCTGCGTAGTCATCTATCACACCTACCACAAAAGACACAAGTTCAAATCGGAAGAGCACCTCCGTCGTTTTTGTAGACACGTTCAGTCTCAGTGGCCTAAAGCGGAAGTTCATGTGATCAGTCATCGCACTGCCGTTCCCCCGCCGGAGGGAGAAGGCGGACCTCGCGGCCGCGGTCGCGGTTACACACTGTGGTGTCCGTACTGCGCGGAGAGGAGACGATTTCGCACGTGGTATAATTATAAGAGATGCGTAGTTTGTACGATGAGTCACAACGATTTTTATGTTAGAAGATATAATGGGACATGGGATAAGGTCGAGGGAAAGTTGAAGAAAAGAATCACAGGATAATAAGAATAATAAGAGCAAGGAGGAGGTGAGAGTAGAGGGTATGGGAATAGGTCGTATGAGAGTAGAGGGTATGGGAATAGGTCGTATGAACGTGGACGTAGGTCGTATGAGAGAGAAGATTATTTTTATTTTTATTGACTGCTCGCACCAGTTTTTTACCGTTGTACGCCCGAGCTGGCCACTGCGCGATGGTCTGGTGCACTGGTGCGGCGCGCGTACTATAAATAGTACGCGCGCGCACCAGCGCGGACCAGGCCACCGCGCATTCAAGTGGCGGGCGTTTGCTCCAGCGATTACAAGATTGCTAACTGGTGCGAACGAGTGCTGGTGGCCTCTTTGCGCTGTGGAGAGGAAAATTTCGCACCAGTCCGCACCAGCTGCGGCATATTCTAGGTGGTTAGGAGGTGGTTGTCGGAGGACCGGGGAGGAAAAAGACTGTCTCTTAGCGAGGTCTGCACCAGTAACTGGTGCGGACGAGTGTTGGTGGCCTCTTTTTAATTTTTCATTGGTGCGAACTGGTGCGAAGTTCCGCACCACTCCATTTGAGGAGGGGACCAGATGAGTAGGTACACTTCGGAAGAAGAACAAACCATCGTAGAGTTTTGTGGAGATTGTACTCACCTCACTTCCCGGGTCAAGGCGGTTAGGTGTGAAATTTTCAACGACCCCTTCCCGTTGTGGGGGAAAGGAAAATGTTGGGCGAGACCACACACTCCCTATACCCCCACGAGAGAAGAGATTATGGATTGTTGGAAAGAAGAAGTTCGTCGTCCTCACAAGCCCGGAGGCGGTGAGAAACAGGACAGAACTCACAAACTCTTTCCGAAAGAAAGGATGAAAGACAATCGTTACAAACCACCTTGGACTGGATTCATTGACGTTTAGCTATTCTTCCAACCATTCCATGGGATCCAGATCATTCGTGATGTTGTCCGCGATGGTGTCAGCGATGGCGTTCTCGAGGTGTTGGCCTGTGGAATTGAGGATTGATTGGATGAGGCAGTCGGAGACATCCCCCTCCACCTGGTCTGCGATTCTTTCGAGGTCTAAGTTTCTTATCACTTCTTCTTTCAGATTCCCATCCTGTCTTATCCGATTCTTTAGAATTTCTTTGACTTCCTCCGTTACTGCCTCAGCGCATTCTAATAAGAAGTCTTCCATCGTCTGTGCCCTCCTTCGTCTGGACTCATTACTTACTAGCTCCTTGCACTCCTCCACAAATTTCCTGTCTTCCTTTCCAGGGTCCCAATACATTCTTCCATCTCCTTTCAAGATAGTTGTGTAGGCAGTTTAGTGTCGTACCCAGGACTGGTTGTTTAGGGTATTGCGAGTATTAAGATGTCTGCAAGCCAGTGAGAAAAGGCTCGCTTCTCCACCACGGTGTCGAGTGAGAGGAAGATGTCGACCATATCGGGGAACCTAGCTTGGAAGGAACNCCCGCAATTCTTAACGTCATCCTCGAAATCATTGAGGGCTACTCCTGCTACTGTGTTCTCTCCTCCATAAAATCCCTCCTCTTCCAGTAGACTCTGACATTCTTTATAATACTTGCTGTGCTTTCCTCTTCTTTGCATCTCCGCTTCTATTTCTTCTTTTGATGTGAATGCTCTATAAGGTAACGTGAAGTACTCCAGCTCCCACATTAACCAATCAGCCAGCTTCTCCCTCGTTATCATTCCATCTCCTCCTAATATTAGTGTAGGCAGTTTAGCGTCATGCCTAGGACGATATGATTAGTAGCGGTTGGGGTAGGGCCATGCTCTGGAGATCATGTGAGCTATGTCCCAGAAGCGTTGATGTTTTGTTTTGTCTTCAAAGATTTCTAGAACGTTAGGGTCAAAGGTGAGGGTTCTAATCTTGCTACTATAGAAGTCAAGCTCTCTGGCTATATGGATGATGAAGAGTTCGAAGAAGTTTTTAGTGAAGACTACGAGTGGTTCGAGCTCGAGGCAATCTTCGTATACTATCCGTCCCATCTCGATCTCTAATGGGTCTCCTTCCATTGAGTAGTAGACTTGAGCTGTGAATTCCTCGGTGGTTAGTGATCCTTCTTGAAGGAAGTTCCACTCATCCAGCGTGCCGAATATGTACCCGGACAACAACCTCCATTCTTCCTCCCTCATCCCCTTCAATACGATCTTCTGTCCTTCTTCCTTAATTTCAAACCTTTCTTTCGTCATCATGATCTTTCCTCCTTTATTATATTATTACTTTTTCTTCTTTGTGCCATCTTGGGTCACCGCATTCTCCGGTGGTCGTGTTGACCCGGTAGCATTTGGGGCAGTGACCTCGTTTAAGTATTTCTTCCTGCTCCTTTCTTATTTTTTCATCCTGCCACCTGATTACTGCTGCTAACCTTTTCTTCCTCCTCCTTTCTTCCTCGTCTTCTTGAACTTCGGGGAATAGATGCCACTTGAGTGCGGCTACTGCCGCTTCCGCCTTGACTTCCGCCTCGCCTGTGTAACCTACAACCTTGAATTCCATCCAATCTCTCCTTTCTTAATTTTTTTATTTATTTATTTATTTATTAATTTAATTATAATACACTTTGAACCCAGAGTAAATAAATTCTTACCAATCAAATGCAATCAAATTTGCCTTCAAATAAGCCATCAAAGTTCTGACCAGTCTTTTCCTACTGAACTTTTTTCAGAGTGCTCTTTTTGCCGGTGAAAGTGGTGCAAGAAAGTAGGTGACATCGTCGTTCGTAGTGCGCGCGTTCGTCGTGCACCGAGCCCGCGGAAGAAGTCCGATCTCTCTTGCGCGGTGTGGTGGTGTGACGAGGGGGGTAGACGGGGAAGGTTGGCTCTCTTTACTTCCGTAAGCCCCAATCCATCCGTAACCCGGTGCCCGGAAATAGGGGGTAATCTCTGGTGCGCGGGTGGCGCGCGTTGGTGCGCGTTGGTGCGCGGTGGTGCGGAGCGGTGCGGGGTGGAGACACCACTTCCGTAAGCCCCAATCCATCCATAGCTTGCAGCCCCCGTTGAACGTGGTCGTGGGTGAACGCACAAAAAAAGGGGCCCCGAAGGGCCCCCGGTGGATCTACCGGATCTGTTTCTTCTCCTGCTCCTTCTTGTTCTTCAGGAACTCCCGAATTCCCTTGAGCTCCTTGCTGTCTTCCCACCATTGGTAGGAGGCGGGCCCGCGGGGTTTGTCCGATAGGGTGTGGTTGCGGATCAACCTCCTTATCTTCTTACCTTCCATCTTATATTCTTTCTCCAACTCCTTAATTCCTATTATTTTCTTCTCCGCTTTCTTCTTCTTCGGCTTCGTCTCCTTCTTCTCCTCTACCTTCTCTTCCATTATTTTCTCTTCCGTCATTTTCTCTTCCTCCTTCTTATTTTTATTTTCCACCTTCTCCACCGCTTCTTCCATCATTTTCTTTTCTTCCGTCACTTTCATTCCTCCTTATTATTTTTTATTCCATCCTCCCTACCGCTACTTCCGCTACTTCCGTCTCTCCTCCTCTACTTCCGCCTCACCTCCTTTCCTTCCTTTATTTTTAATTAATTATTATTTATTTATTTAATTTAAATATTTTATTTAATTTAATTATATAATAAAATTATAAAAAAGTAAATATTAAAATTAAAAAAATTTTTATTATAATAAAATATATATTAAATAATATATTTATAAATAAAATATATATTTTTATTTAATAATTATTATTATATATAATATTATTAATATTTATTATTAATTAATAATTAATATCTCCCCCCTTTTTTATTTTGGATTAAATTAAATGTAGCCTACAAAATCTCTACCTAGTTGCACATCTTATTAGCCTTTTTACAAAAAATGGAAAAAATTTTCTCAACTTCCCCATTTACATCCTGTCTCCTCGTGTGGTATAATGAACTTAAGGAATCAACTTTTTTTGTACCACAAATTCCATTTTATGGAAAATACCTTCCGACTCGGGGTGTGGTCAATGTCCATCCAAGAAGAAGCTCGTAAACTCCTCCAAAATAGGAAAACGTGGCGGTCTCATACGGACGCACGAAGGGCGGCCTCAACAGATCCGTCCCGGACCGACTGCATCCATAATAAATATGCTGTGGAAATGACCGACGAAAGCCTAGAAAAAGGCCAGCTTGGTGTGGACTTTACCAACATGGACGGCGACGACCTCAATCATGCGTCGTTGATCCCCGACCTCGTAAACCCTAAAGAGATCGAAAAACGAATCAAGGACCGGTTCCAACGGATGCGTAAGAAGCTCGATCAAGAGGATTTGGGCTGGAGAGACCGTAAATCGAAGCTCAAACAGGCCGCGTTTCTAGCGTGTTTCGCCGAAACAGGCGCGGAATATCTCTCGTGTGCGGCCTCGGGTTTGGGTGTGTCGAAGAAAAACTCGCTTCTAAGGAACGATACTTCCTTCCAAGAGGCGTATGAGCAGGCTAGAGAGCTGGCTATAGAGCAGTTGGAGATCGAAGCACGGCGTCGAGCGGTGGAGGGATACCTCGAACCGGTCTTCTACAAAGGGGAAGAATGTGGTCATGTGAGGAAATACTCCGACAAACTCCTCGTAACGCTCCTCAAAGGGAGTCGCCCGGAGAAGTACAAAGAACGCGTAGAGCATTCGGGGGGTGTGGAAGAGCGGATTACGGCGAATTTCGACCTCTCTAAGCTCAGTACGCAGGAGTTGAAGGAGCTCGAGAGGCTCTCGTCGAAGATTATGGACACCGAGGAGACTGTGGTAGAGGCGGATTACGAAGAGAAAGGGACCTAAATTATGCCTGTGGAGACCAAAAACGCCGGTTCGGAGTGGGGTATGGAGCGGATTGTGTCCGAGATGCACCGTTTAAACCCCGGGGAACTGGAGAAAAACGTTAAGAAGGAGCTCTTCCGGCGAAAATGTGTGGAATTTGTGGAAGGCGCGGTAAAAATCGAGGATAAAGATGTGATGGGACTGGTAGTCCCTTTCACTTTGTGGCCTGATCAGAAGAAAGTTCTCCGCCGGTTTGTTAAGAATCGGCGTGTGGTAGTGCTTAAAGCGAGGCAGTTAGGTCTTACCTGGCTGGCGTTGGCGTACGCGTGTTGGAGGTTGGTCCACAGACCGGGGTACTGGGTAGTTGCGTTGAGTAAAAGGGAGGACCCCGACGCTAAAGAGTTGATACGGCGGGTGAAGTTTATCCTTAGGCACCTGCCGGACTGGATGATTCGGGAGAAAAGTGAGGCGGAGAAGGGGTGGAACGGGGCTGTATGGGAGGCTACGGCGCTTAAGGTCGAGATACAGTTCCCCGGGCAGGAACCGAGCGTCTTTCAGTCCATGACTTCGTCTCCTGAGTCGGGGCGTTCCTTTACGGCTAACCTGATCTTATTTGATGAGTGGGCGTTTCAGCAGTACGCGGAGGAACTATGGGCCGCGGGCTATCCTGTGATCAACCGGCCCACGGGGGGTCAGGTCATCGGGTTGAGTACGGGTAATAGAGGTACGCTGTTCGAGAGCATTTGGAACGGGGCTGTATCGGGGGATAACAACTTTAAACCCATCTTTCTACCGTGGAACGCTGATCCGCGGAGGACCTCGGGGTGGTACAAACGCACGCGGCAGGACATGCCTAACTCTTATAAACGGGAGTACCCGCGGAGCCCGGACGAGGCCTTCACTGTGGGGCAGGGAGCGTTCTTCCCGGAGTGGGATTTTGATACGCACGTGATGATGGACTATGGTTGGTACCCGCCGGATTACTGCCAGATATATGGGGCGTATGACGCGGGGTATGGGAGTAGGGCGTGTTTTAAATGGTATGCGGTGTTCCCCGACGGTCGGGCGGTGGGGTACAGGGAATATTATCCTCACCAGGTTACGGACCTGGAACAAGCTAAGCAGATTAACAAGATGAGTCTGCGGCCGGATGGAACGCCCGAGCGGCTGGTTAAGATCTTCGCAGACCCGTCGTGTTGGAACAAACAGAGTGGAACGGGCGAGAGTACGGCGGAGGTGTTCCTTAAAGCGGGTATTAGGATGCTTCCGGCGGATAATGACTTAGCTAACGGTTGGAGGAGACTTCACCAATGGTTGGGTGTGGGAGAGGATGGGAGCCCGCACCTTTCTTTCACGCACAGCTGCGGTAATACTATAAGGACTTATCCTTCGTGTGAACAGAGTAAAACTAACCCTGAGGATATTGCGCGGAACTCAGAACATCACCCTCAGGATGTGGATAGATATTTTGTGATGGGTAGACCCGCACCTGGTAGGGTTGTTAATATACGCAAGCAGGAAAACAAACTTCCTCCGGAGCTCCGCGAGGACGGGGTGCAGAGGAAGGCTGTGGGGTGGTTTGAGTGGTGAGGCGGCGTAAACGGAACCAGAGGATTGAGTTTAAGCCGAGGATAGACTTTGAGCCTGACCCATTCTCTGGTCCTATTCGGCTTCCGGACCCCGACGTACTTGAGGCTACGGGGCGTAGTCGTAGAGGCCCTCGAGTGGAGGACTTTGAGCCTAAGCCCTTATTATTGGATAAAAAAGGGCGGTTGGTGAGGGACGAGGAAGACCCTGCCTACATTCCCTCTCTTCTTCCCGGTGTGATGGGGGGCGGGGGGCAGCGGCAGGGGCCTCCGGTCCACCGGGAATCACCCATACCCGGGGAGCACGGGCAACCCCGGGGGGTCAAGGGGTTCGCGCAGCGTCCAGCCTATCACGACCGGCGTAAACTTACTCTTCCCCCAGCGGAGTGGGATACGCGGGTAGCTAAACACCAGGACGTGTTTAGAGAGAACTGGAGGGAGTAACTTTGGACTCATTAACTATGGTTGTGATACTTCCGATCGTAGGAGCTCTTATCGCGGGGTTACTGTTAGGGGCTGTGGCCGGGGGGTTCTTG